TGAAAAAGAAATAGGTGGAATACCTAATTCAAGCGAAGATATTAAGCAAGCACATGCTGCTGCAATAGAATCTTATATAGAGACCTATGTAGGATTAAAAGAAAATGAATATGGAGATATGTATTTCCAAAAAACCCTAGAAGACTGGGCTAAGTTCAATATAAACAATAGAACAAAGCATGATGCTTCAATAAGCTCTGGCTTGGCTATAATGGCTTGTAACAAAAATTTATATAAGCCTGTTGCTGATAGAAGCATAAAAAACGTTAATTTAGGTATTAAAAGATATAATAACGAAGGAAGTTTTTCACAAATAATAAAATAAATGGTTGTAACTGATAGTAATAGTATTTTCCCAGATCAAGTTGTTCCTGATGAAGTAAAATCAAGCTATGACTATGGCATGCAAGTTGGCAAAGCTATAGAGGGTGAGTGGTTTAGTGGAACTAGAACTGGTTTAGGCAATAGATACTCTACTAACTTTAATAATTTTAGAAACTTAAGACTTTACGCTAGAGGCGAACAAGCTGTTAAAAAATATAAAGATGAATTAGCTATTAATGGTGACTTATCTTATTTAAACTTAGACTGGAAACCAGTTCCTGTAATTCCTAAGTTTGTAGATATAGTCGTCAACGGCATGTCTGAAAAACTTTATGAAATAAAAGCTTATGCTCAAGATCCTGAGTCACTTAAATCTAGAACAGAATATGCTAATAGAATATTAAGAGATATAGAAACTCAAGAGTATTTAGATAATATACAACAAACATTAGGCTTGAACTTATATTCTACGGAGAATCCTGAAAATCTTCCTCAAAATAAAGAAGAGTTAGAGTTGCATATGCAGTTAGACTATAAGCAGTCTGTTGAAATAGCTGAAGAAGAATTAATAAACAACACTTTAGACAGAAACAGATACGAACTAACTAGAAGAAGAATAAATGAAGATTTAGTTGTTCTAGGTATAGGCTGCACTAAAACAAGTTTTAATAAAGCTGAAGGCATTACTGTTGATTATGTTGATCCAGCTAGATTAGTTTATTCATATACTGAAGATCCTAACTTTGAAGACATATGGTATGTCGGTGAAGTTAAAAGAATTAGTTTATCAGATCTTAAACAAGAGTTTCCTAATTTAACACCAGAAGAATTAGAGAAAATACAAAAGTATCCAGGAAATAGCAATTACATGTTTGACTGGAATGGTAGAGATGATAACAACAGCGTTTATGTTTTATATTTTGAATATAAATCATATAGTGAACAGGTGTTTAAAATAAAAGAAACAGCTACTGGTTTAGAAAAAGCTTTAGAAAAAACAGATGCTTTTAATCCACCAGCTAGTGATAAGTTTGATAGAGTTTCTAGATCAATTGAAGTATTATACTCTGGAGCTAAGATATTAGGACACGAAAACTTATTACAATGGGAGTTAGCTAAGAACATGACTAGACCTGAGTCTAATTTAGTTAAGGTTAATATGAATTACAACATATGTGCTCCTAAAATGTATAAAGGTAGAATTGAATCTTTAGTTAGTAGAATAACAGGTTTTGCTGATATGATACAATTAACACATTTAAAACTGCAGCAGGTAATGTCTAGAATAGTACCTGATGGTGTTTATCTAGACGCTGATGGTTTAGCAGAAATAGACTTAGGAAGTGGAACAAGTTATAATCCACAAGAAGCATTAAATATGTATTTTCAAACTGGTAGTATTATTGGTAGGTCTATGACTCAGGATGGTGGTCAAAATCCTGGCAAAGTGCCTATACAAGAATTATCTACATCTAGTGGTATGAGTAAAATACAAGGACTTATACAGACTTATCAATATTATTTACAAATGATAAGAGATGTGACCGGGCTTAATGAAGCTAGAGATGGAAGTACGCCTGCTAGTGATTCTTTAGTTGGGTTACAAAAATTAGCTATTGCTAATTCTAACACAGCTACAAGACATATAGTTCAAGCAAGTTTATATTTAACATTAAGAACATGTGAAAATATAGCGCTTAGAGTTGGTGATTGTTTAGAGTTTGATTTAACTAGAGATGCTTTAAAGTCTAGCATAAGCTCTTACAACGTAGGAACGCTTGAGGATATATATAATTTACATCTCTACGACTTTGGTATATTTTTAGACTTAGTACCAGACGAAGAAGAAAAAGCTCAATTAGAGCAAAATATTCAAGCAGCACTACAAAGTGGTCAAATATTCTTGGAAGATGCAATTGATATTAGACAAGTTAATAATTTAAAACTTGCTAATCAGTTATTAAAACAAAGAAGAAAACAAAAGCAAGCACAAGACCAACAAGCTCAACAAGCTAATATAGCTGCTCAAGGACAAGCTCAAGCGGAGACTGCAGAAAGAACAGCTATGGCAGAAGTTCAAAAGCAAGAGGCTTTAGCTCAAACTACCTTGTCAATTGAACAAGGTAAGTCTCAATTTGAAATACAGCGTATGGAAAGAGAAGCTGAAATTAAAAGACAATTAATGCAAATTGAATTTGATTTTAATATACAGTTAACTCAAGCTAAAGGTGAAGCTGAAAAAAATAAAGAAACTTTTATAGAAGATCGTAAAGATAAACGAGCTAAACTTATAGGTACTCAACAGAGTCAAATGATAGATCAAAAGAAAAATGATTTATTACCAACAAACTTTGAATCCGCAGGTAATGACAACCTTGGTGGGTTTGGATTAGAGCAATTTGCTCCACAATAATTTTTTATTAACTATTATATTATATTATGTCAAAACAAGTAGAAAAGGGCCCTCCTACCGACGAAGGTAAAGAAGGTTTAAAATTAAAGAAAAAAGTAGGTAGACCAAAGAAACTAAACAAATCTACTGAAACAGTAAAATTAGATTTAAGTAAAAAACAAGAAGATGCCGTTCAAGAGTCAGAAACAAAAAAAGTTGTGCTACAGTCTGATGAGACGAAAGAAGAACAAAAGCTGGGACTGCAAGAAGTGGGAGAAACACACGAAGAACAAAAACCTACCGAAGAAAGTGTAAGTCCAGTATCTGAAATAACTGAAGAAGAAGTTAAAGAAGAAACTAAAATTGTAGAACAAGAATTAAAAGAAGCTATAAGAGATGAGAAGGTAACAGGAAAACCTTTACCAGAAAACATCGAAAAACTAGTTTCATTTATGGAAGAAACAGGCGGTGATATTAATGATTATGTTAGGCTAAATGCAGACTACACCAACATTAATGAAGATGTTTTACTTAGAGAATATTACAAACAGACTAAACCACATTTAGACAAAGAAGAAGTTGACTTTATATTAGAAGACAATTATTCTTGGGATGAAGATGTGGATGAAGAGCGAGCAATTAAAAAGAAAAAGCTAGCTTACAAAGAAGAAATTGCCAAAGCACGTAACTTTCTAGAGCAAACAAAGAGTAAATATTACGACGAGATCAAGTTGAGACCGGGCGTCACTCAAGAGCAACAGAAAGCAATGGACTTTTTCAATAGATATAACAAAGAGCAAGATGTAGCAACACAGCAACATGCTGATTTTGAAAAGCAAACTAATCAAATGTTCTCTGATGAATTCAAAGGTTTTGAATTTAATGTTGGAGAAAGAAGATTTAGATATGGAGTTTCAAACCCTCAGGAAGTTGCTAAGAGCCAATCAAACTTATCTCATTTTGTTAAGAAGTTCTTAAACGAAGATGGAAGTGTAAAGGATCATGTTGGTTATCATAAAGCTATTTACGCAGCAGAAAACGCAGATACTATAGCAAAACATTTTTATGAGCAAGGTAAAGCCGACGCTGTTAAAGATGTTGTTGCAAAATCTAAAAACATAAATGTAGAGTCTAGGACGCCAGCGTCTGAAGGCGATGTATATGTTGGTGGATTTAAAGTAAAAGCTATTTCTGGTGTTGATAGTTCTAAGTTAAAAATACAACGTAAAATAAAAAAATAAAAACTAAATTAAAATGGGTTTTAATACAGGCGGGAGTTTTCCTGCATCATTAGCTCCTGCGCAGAAAAAATTAACTCTGCAGGACAATTATCTTAGTTTTAACGGGGACGCCGCAGGCGGAGATCCAGTTAATAACTTTGCACAACAATATCTACCTGAGCTTTACGAAGCAGAAGTAGAAAGATACGGAAACCGAACTTTAGGTGGTTTCTTGAGAATGGTAGGCGCTGAAATGCCTATGACATCTGATCAAGTAATTTGG